ACATTGACAGATAGGGAAAATTCCTGCGGTTCATCACTGCAACCAGGCTTGTCTTCCTTAATTTGCAGTTTGATCGGGATGTTGTAATCGTGGTCAATGATTGTCTTGCTTCCAGTGTCGGATTTACTTCTCATGCCGTTGTGGAAATCGGCAACCTTGAACTTGACGGATCCACCCTTGACAGCAACATCAAAATCATTGAGTTTCTTACCTGCGAATCCTCCCAACATTACAGTTAAAGATATCAGGACTGCAAATAAGATTTTACCAAAATTAAACTTTTTCTTATTCTTCATAAACGCTATTCCTCCTATATTCCAAGTTTTTCATAGAGTAATTTCATCGTGTTTGTGCCTGGACATGCTGTATAGTCAACATCGCTATGACCGATAATACACTTCTGATTCTTGGGAATTCCATATTTATCACACAACCGCTTCACGAGGTACGCAGTCTCATTAATCAGTTTTGCCGATGGATCCTCCTTGCTGTAATCGCCAATCATGCAAATCCCTATTGCCTTTCTATTGGGACTCCATCTCACTTTCTCTCCCAGTGCATGCGCCCCATTAAAACTTATACTCCGACCCACATTCATGCCGTCTGACCTGACAATATAATGATAGCCTATATCGGAATATTCTCTTTCCATGTGAAGCTGTCTGATGAAATCTATATAGTAATCAATATCCCGATTCCGGGATGTTACCGAGTGATGGATAACTATGTGATTCAGGTCTTTTACTGGTCTTTGGTACATCTTCTGCTTTCACCTTCTTCCCATTATTCCCAAGTTTCACCTTATAATTTAGGTTTCTTATATTCTCCAGAGTTTCATTACTCCTTCTTATCGCATCCAGGAACATCATCTTCCGTTAACCTCCCCTCAAAATAATCCACTATTCCCGTTGACATTTCACCAATGCTCTTGACAATAGCTCTATTGGAGGTTCTTATTCGCTCATCAAATTGAAGGAATTCCTTCAAAACCTTCTCTTCCGAGGTCTTTATATCTCCCCTAAAATCGCTAATAGAATCTTCCACCCTCTCCAGGCGACTGTTATTCTCTCGTTGGTTTCCGCCCACTTCCATGAGAGATTCAGAGGTTTCCTTTTGAGCCTTCCATATCTCTGTAATTAGCTCAAAAAACTTCCTTTCTCGGTCTCCGGTAATCTTCAAGAATGTTATTCCGAGGACAATTAAAACGCTTCCTGCCACAATTGCTATTGCCACCGGAGTTTCCAGCCCTGAGAATTTGGACGGATCGCCGATGGGCGTTTGTGCGAATATTGCTAAAATTAATGCTGTCATTGGTTTTCCTTTCTTATGTAAAAGTCCCGGGATAGGCACTGTTCCAGAGGTCGATGTAATATTGATCTCCAAACGCTTCTGAATAGATTTTATATGCCGGCAAATCAGCAGGAATAGTCGGTATATTTGCCACAATATCAACTTCAACATAATTATCAATGCTATTATCGGTATTATAGGTATAGTAATAATCTGCGGCAACAACGCCAAGAGTGCAACTTGCCGTGAAAGTATATGACGATCCCCAAACGGAACCGCCTCCCCTATGTACCCAGCCTCCCGGGGCGGGTGTATGCCATGATGTTTGCGGTAGAGAGCCTATACAACTAAAAGCATTATATCCAATGCAATGAGTAAACCACAACTGATAGCCAAGAAAAATCCAGGCTCCATCATAATATTCAATTGTCTGATAAGACACATTTAAATAATATGTGCAAATTCCCGGCGTCCAAGGCGGAGTAGGTGGAATCGGTGGCCAAACGGGAACTGGAACATAACTTGTCTTTGTCCTCTGATAACCCCGGCTTAAAATCTGCGGAGAATCCTGGTTTATAAAAATAACCTTTGCGTCCATTCCAGAAAAGTAAATATCCCGTCTGTGGCTCGTGGGAACATTCGGGATCGTGGCTCCATCGGCAATGGAAATATCGCATAACCTGCCCGATACACCCACAATTTCCGCATTAACAATGTCACCTTTTTTAAACATTTATCCTCCCGAAACCATATACCCGCTATCACCGATAACAATCGGATTATCGTCATCGGGGAAAAGAACAAGGAGCCTCTCCCCGGTTTGCCTGGTCAACCCGGAACCAATATTCGGAATGGGCTGAGAAGAACCGGAAACCTGCAAACTTTGACTTCCGATTCCTCCGGATGTTACTGTGGCAATTGATACAATTTCTTGTTTAATATTCATATTTCATAACGCTTTCCTGAGATTTCCATAAAACCCGTAATCCCCTCCGTGATATAGGAAACCGATTCGACAGCAAAATCGCCGGATGTAACCGTTATTTTTTCGTCAACGGTAATATTGTGCTGTGGAGTGATTTCCTTGACAATCGGCGCCCGGAAAACAAATTCAATTTTCCTGCTTCCTTGTTCCCGCAGAAACGCCTTCGCCTTGTATTCTCCTATCGTGTTATTCGGGGTAAAATTGCTTTCCAGGTTTGGAGCCGGATTATCTCCTAACGTGCCTGGTAAAGTTTCTTCATGTGCCGTCTCAATATCGACTCCAGACCCCATATATGACGCCGGCACTCCGACAACCTCAAATTGCCAATGAAAAACCAATGCCCCTCCCACACCCAAAACATCAAATACAACTTCGTCAACGGGGCCGAGAATACTGAATCCCGCCCCCACATAACCGCCCCCCATAAACCATCTAACATTGTCAAATTGACAGCCGAAATGGTCAATGTCCTTGAATTGCACGGAGTAGGTTTCGCCGGAGAGAGCATTTGTGTTATTCAATCCGACGGCGGTTCCCTCTCCTTGACAGGCTACCCCCGCATTCTTTGAGACCCTTGTGACTTTCACCTTGTCAAATAGCTCAATGACGCTTTCTGTAAAACTTAAAGTATAGAGATCCTGCGCGTTTGTGAATGTATGCTCTGAGGCTCCCAGGTAATCCGGGATCCATGCTATGATTTTTTTCCCTTCGAATCGCCAGACCGCCCCTATTTCGTCAAGAATCGTCTGAATCCGGTTTGCAAGGCGATCCCGTTGAATATCCATTTGTATTATGGGATAATCAGTCCCGTCAAGAATAACCGGGAATTCATATAATGTGATCCCGCCATAAGCCAAAAGAGTAATCAGCATATTCTTTGCCGTGTCGTTTTCCATTGTGGTTTCAGTGATATTGTCAAAAAGGATTCGTTTTGCCCATCCGACCCCGCTAATATCGACGCCATAACCGCTTGGATCGCAGGTTAATTGTCGCATTTCGGGAACCAAATCTGTAAATGCAAGGTGAATTCCCGCCTTGGTGTATATATCTATGCTGTAGGTCTGTGTTGGAGCCACGCTTTTACTCAATCGGGGAGGCTGGAAGGGCGCCCCCATTGCCAACTCTGCGTCCCGAATTCTAATTGCCCAGGTTTTCGCCATAGATTTTCCTAAAGTTATCCTGGAAGAAACAACCTCTACCGGGACGCCATCCCTCTTGACAATTGTTCCGACTGCCCGCTCCATATTACACATCCTCCGGTATCATAAGCTTAATTCCCCATTGGATATATTCCGATCCTTCTATGTATGACGGTTCCCCCGTGCCCGGGTCGAAACAGCATTTATGTTCCGTGACCGCGTCCGGAGAGAAAACAAACAATTCACACCTTGACGCCTTTGTAATTATATCATCATAAGACGCTCTTGTCATTAGTGCCACATTAACCGTCATTGTCCGGCTTGTCGCGTGGGATCCTCCCAGAAAAATATCATAACCCCCAGAAACAATATCAGCTCCGACTTTCGTCGGTAAAAGTGCTTCCTTCGTGTTCACAAATGCAAAAATGGGAAGAGGAATCGGGACAGGATCCACAAGAAAATAAACCTTATTAGCCCCTCCTAAATCTGCGAAATATGCTAAACTAACCATTTACGCTCCTTCCGGCGCGACACTGCCGAAGTCAAGGGATTGGAATGGCGTGCTTAAAGCCCCCAGCCCGCTTGCAAGTTCTTCCTTACTGTAGAGGGATTGAAACGGGTTCTGCGAAATGGGAGTCGGTTTCATGGTGTGTTCCGTCCCTTGTGCTTTCTTCCTTCCAACCGGGACTTTCTCCCCCGTTGCGGAATCGGCAACCTCTTTCGGGATCATGACATTCAAATGGGTTCCGGTATCCTCCACTTTGACGCCTCCCGCCTGCCCGGTTCCCTGGACATTAATATTAATATTGACCGTCCCGCCCCCTGCCGTGGCTTGCCCTCCTCCGGTTCCCCCTCGTGAAGCGACATAGCCTTCTTGCGAGATATTTACCCCTCCGCTAATCATCCCCGCAAATGCCGTGACCGCCTTCGAGAAGATATTAACCGCCCCGGCAAAAATAGAAGTTGACTCCACTTTGACGCCCTTCTCCAGGCTCTCACTATAGCTTTTTGCTTGTTCTAATTGAGCTTTTTTCATCTCCCCGACTTCTGTTTCCCCGTGTTTTACAACTTCTTTTTCCCGTCTTTCTATTTCTTTTTTCAGACGCTCCTTCTCCCTCTCTATCCTGTCCTTCTCCGCCTGTATGGCGTCAAGAGAAGCCTCCGTTTTCTTTTTTTCACTATCATCAAATGGCGAAGTGGCAAATGCTTCCTGGATAGTCATGGCGCCCCGGAATGTTTCCTTTGTGCCTTTTTCCTTCTCTTTGTTAGCTTCTTTAATTTTGTCAAGGATGGAGTCAAGGAAATCCGCTTCTTCCTGGTAGGCTTTCCGTTTCAGAAGGGCGATAGTATCCTCAATTATCTCTCTTTGGACGCCCTCTTCCTCCATTTTTTTTCTTTTTAAGTCTATAAAACCAAGTTCAATATCGAGCCTTTCCCGCATTTTCTTAATGAGTTCAGCTTCGACATCCTCCCCTTTTTCGAGTTTTTCCTCTAAGTTGGCAATATCGGCAGATAGGGAATCGCTTCTGAGTTGAGCGAGATCCTCTTCCGCCTCCTTGTTCGCTTCATATATATCCTCTTGCCTGCTTGCCCGCTCCTTTTCTGATTTCTCGTATGCTTTATCCAGTTCTTTGAGGTTTTTCTTCTTCGCTTCTGTGAGGGCATCGTCCATTTTATTGAGTGCATTAGTCGATTTTAATTTATAACCCTCCCGGTTTCCAAAATTTTTCTTTACATAATTTAGAAATTCTTTGTCATTTTTCTTTTTTTCTTCAAGGGTTAAATTGTCATTTTCCATCATTTTAGCGTGATTATCCACCGCCATTTGTAATATGTCATCATACATGGATTCTGTGAATTCTATCTCTAATTCTGCTTTTTGCTTTGCAGTGATAGCTCCAGCTTTCGCCAATTGACGCATTTTTGCAATCAGTTCATTATATGCTTTAATTTGCCCTTTTGTCATCTCCTGGACTGCTTCAAGTTCTCTTTTTAAGGAGTCGATTATTGCCGATTCTTTCTCCTCCTGTTGCTCTTTTTCCAATACCTTAATTTTATGTCTTTGCTTTGCTAATTCTTCTTCCTTTGTACCTGTTTTTTCCATCTCTGCTAATATCTTTTGATTCAGGGTTATTTCCTGCGATAAGTTAATATTGCCGAGTTCTTTTTGCCGGTCAATGAAGGTCTCCAGGCTTTTAATACTTTTTCCCTCATGCTCTTTCCAGTCTTTCAGAGCTTTTTCATGATATTTCTTCATTTCTGCATTGTGTATTTTATACATGCCTGCAAGCAAATCAAAATAACCCTGTAAAGGAACTAATTGACCCTCTAATATCTTTTTTGCGGCATCTGCTGTAGGTCCCCCGATTTCTTTTAATATCTGGATTTCTTTCTCCAGTTTTCGAATATTTTGTATAACAATAGCGAAATCCGACTCTAAACCAGTTAATTTTATTTCAAGGAGTTTCTCTATATCAGGCTTTATTTTCTCTATTGCCTTGCCAAATAATTTAATTTTTTGACTTGGAGTATCAAGAAACCCCGCTTTTTCCAAGAGATCCAATGCAATCTTAAAATCATTAACCGCCGAAGTCGCTCTCCTGTATGCTTGTTCCAGCAGTTTTATCGCTTCTTTCTTTTCATTAGCCGATTTTATACCTTTTACCATCGCCAACGCCACACGATTTAAAGCATCAGCCCGCTCCATATCCCCCCTTTTGGCCGCTTGTTGCGATTCCCATAAAATAGAATTAGCTTTCTTCATGGTCTTTGCGTTGTCTTCTGCTATTTGGGTTGAAGTAGTTCCGGCTTTATAGAGGTCATGAGCGGTTTCATAGGAATATTTTCTAACTACTTTCCTCCAGGAAGCCAGAATCGCTTCGTCTTTTTTAATCTCTTCTTGAAGGATTTTTGTATTTTTCTTCATTTTGTTTGTAACGAGATAGGTTATCGCCGCCGCAATGGCCGCAATTCCCACGAGGATCGCAGTGATAGGATTTGCAAGCATAACAACCCACAGAGCCTTTAAAGCACTTCCAAACAACAAAACAGCACCTTTCAAGAACCCATAGGCAACCGTTAATCCTTTAACTGCTAATGTTTTTACAAGAATTAATTTCGCATGTATTGCGTCTTGTGCAATCGCAATTACCACTTCTTTATTTATCGCTGATCGTGCCGCAAAGTTCCAGAGAAGCATGACTGAATTTTTAGCCGTGACAAGCGCCCCATAGGCTTGCGTTTGAGCCAACAAACTCAATCCCCCGGTTAACGAAGGAAGAACCGCTATTAATCCCATTACCCCGGCTCCCAGCAGGGCAAAACCAGCGACAAGAACCGTTCCCCAGGCTATTACTGTTTTAATGGGTTTTGGTAATTTCAGAATCATTAAATTTAACTGTGTGAATCCCCGGAGGATCGCCGCTAAAACAGGAGCTAATTCATCACCCAAGGCCGCCTTGATATTCGTTATGGAGTCCATGAAATTTGACCATGACCCCTGGAATGTCTTTGCCAGCCTGTCCATCGCGCCAGCAAATTTTGTCTTTATAATGGATTCGAGAGCATTTCGCAGTTTCTCTGCGTCTTTAGAGGTTTTTATGATAGTTCCACCCATTGCATTTGTTTTCAGACCGTATTTCTCCAATACCATAGCCGTAATTCCAAATTGATTCTTCAATTGTCTGAGTGCTATTCGGGAGCCTGATAATGCTTTTCCCATAACAAGGGAAGTATATTTGAGGTCATATCCCATACCTGCCGCTAAATCTCCCACCATCGGAAGCCATTTTTCCGCATTTTGCCCGAAAACGGTTAAAGTTTTGGTCGCATTTACGATCCCCTGAACATCAAAAGGAGTTTTCGAGGCGAATTGAATCGCATACGCTATCTTCATATTCGCCTTTTCCACAGAACCGAGAACGGTTGTCAAAATTGCCCGGAACTTCGCCATGACGCTTGACGCCTGAATCCAACCCTTTATCATGAGTGCCGCCCCCGCGGCAACCGCGGCAAAGACAAGCCCGATTGACCGAGCCAACGCTGTCACATTCCCGGAAAGTTTCGTTATTTGTCCCTTTAAACTTCCGAGTTCCGTGTTGATAGACGCGTCTTTTTTCGCCTTAAATTCAACTGTTACATTTTTTGAAATTCCTTGCATTACATCATACTCCCACCGCTTAACATCCCATGTACTTGTGCCGCCTTTGAGAGCCACTCCTCTTTTGATTCGCTTGCTTCCGGTCTAAGATCAATTTGCCGGACATTCCCCTCCGGTTCACCTTTGATTTTATACCCCTGCATTTTCAACTTCTCGACCTGTTTTTTTGTCCACATCTTATAAAACCCCTGAAGTTGCCTATATGAAAAAGACGCGTCTATCACCATTGGCGTCTTTCCATGCACTTCTCCAAGTGTAAAACATACTTCATCCCAACTAACGGCTTTCCCGCCCTTCACTCGCTTGTTTTTTTTTCAATTTCTTCAATAGCATTAGCTTTGATTTGGTATTCGATCAGTCTCGAAACCATTAACGGGGTCATACAGAATTCAAGTTCATCTTTTGTCATTTGCTTTCCGGCAACCAACATGGAAATCTCCATCATAATGTCAAGGAGCCGTTCCTCATCCTTTCCATCGTTGGCGAGTTTCTCCATTTTCCTTGCCAATTTAATCAGTTTTCGGTATTTAAATGCTGACATTTCTTTAATAATCAGTTCTTTAAAAACCTCTCCATCTACTCTTATAATTATCGGGGGTAATTCCCGGGCTTCAAGTATCATTTCTTTCATGGTTTCCTCCTTTTAAAGTTGAATATCCAGACAGCCAAATGGATTTCCAGGATGTGCGACATAATCGGCTATACCGTGGAATTCCACTGCTTGTTTCTGCGTGTTCCCACTTGCAAAATTCATGTTTATAACGGGAATAATCGCCGTATCCCACAGAACAATATCAATGGTTTTTGAGTTATCATTTGGGTGGACATAATTAAATTCAATCTTTGGAGTGTCCATAGTGTAATCAACTCCGAGATTCAATCTTTTCACCGGTCCAATGCTCTGAACCGGGTGTCCCCCCAGTGCCATTGAGAGATTATCATCATTCATTTCCGCAAAAAACGCCCTGAAAATCGCATATCTGCGAACTCTGATAACCCCTCTTAGTTCCAGAGGAGTGCCTAAAATAGCAGATTCATAGCGTTTCAAATCACATCCAAAAGTAAAAGTTGAACCGCTTTCCAGGTATCCGACATCTTGACTTGCAACAGATAATTTGCCGTTACCAAGAATTATGCTTAAAAAATTATACGCCATTTGTCGCTCCTACTGTACTAATACATATCCATAGGGATTCGTGGGGTGATTCGCTGTGTCATCTGTGGCGAGCCAAGTGCCGACCATTGAAACCGTGTCCGTATCGACATATTCAAGCTCGAATTCGGGTTTTGCGACGCCTTTCCACATAACGATTTCCGTCTGGAGAAGTGTTTGCGGGTTGACCTGCACGAATTTGATTTCATAGGTTACCTGTGCATATGCTTTTCCGAGATCAAGGCGGTTGCTTGCTGTCGGGGTGTACTTGTATTTCTGATGGATAACATAGGAATCACCGACCAGATTCGCAAAATTGGTTCCGGCAGGATTCCAGATAACCAAACCCGTTGAATAATCGACAATGTAATCATCGCCTTCCACATACGGGACGGTTTCCGCCACATTAATTAACGCAACACTTGCCGCCGTAATTGTAACATAGGTAATCATATTCGCCGTGGCGCCCATTTTGCTCACATAAGTCCCGCCAAACATATTCAGTTGAGCGGTAACAGTTTCAAAGGCTATCGTTTTGTCAACTTCAACCCCGGCAACTGCCACAGGTGTTAATCCGCCGAGGCAATATGAGAAATTCGTGACGGATAACTGCGCAAAGGAAATCTCAAATTCGAGGGATTTCTTAAAATTAATAGCGCCGCCCCTGATATAGGAACCCCCGCCTTCCACCGTGTAAAATTTCTCAATAATCTCATCAGCATATTTGAATTTAAAAGTGTCAATGTAACCGACTTTCGCGCCTGTAAAAGTGACATCGCCGGTTCCCATTGTTACTTGCGTAAAATCATAAGCCATTTATTTCAACTCCTTTCTTTATGAGTGTCTTATTCTCGTTTGTATTGTGATGGGGATTTTAGCTTCCGCAGATATTCGCCCTGCTTCGACCTCTTCCCCGGAATTTACAAGCCAGGGATTCACAATTATTCTCAGTGGGATTGTATCCACTATTATCCCGGAATTATTATTCAAAACAGGGATAATTCCCTTGTGTATTGCTCCGCTGTAATCGTCTATAAAGGGTTCAAGGGCTTTTTCCGCTTCGTCATCTGTTATAGCGATTGTCCGGACATAAATAAAATAATCATACTGCAGTTTGAAATTAGGTAAAACCCCTTGCTGAGTACCATCTGTAAACATAATAGAGATATTCGGGAATAAATTACTTGCCATAAGCTTATAACTGCCGAGATAAACCTTCTGTATTCCTTCAAGGCGTCCCCCGGGTCCGAGTTCAGCTTCTATCAGTTCTTTCAGCTTTTGTTTTACCTGGTAAAACATCAGATTTTTCCCTTCTTTCTCATTACATCTTCCCAAACGGTATCTGCTATGATATTATGGATTGTTTCCTCGTCACTAGGAGAACCTTTAGAGTTAATCCCAAGAAAAACCCTTTTCGGGACTCCTATGCCGAATTGGTGTCTATGAGCATATTCCACATTAGTCCCCCATAGCAACCTTCTTTCAATTCCAGAACCGGAGAATTTCTTGATCGTGTCCGGGCTTTTCCCGGCTGTTACGGAAGCCTTGAGCCGTCCTGTGTCCTGGAGAATCATAGCCCCCGCATTTGCTTGGTGGGCAAGTCCCGATCCTCCGCGCCGCATGGCAATAGTGGTTTCCGATAGTGCTTTCCATTTCGCTCCCCAGGGGTTAACCTGCTTTTCGAATCGCCTTCCGGTCACTCCCATCATGTATATTGCGGCTTTCTCGAGTCCCTTGTCAAATGAGCCTGGAATATTCTCGATGCTTTTCATCATTCCTTCAAGGCTTTTATATTCCAATTTCATATTAATTAGAACGCCCATCAGATTAACAGATCCTCCGCCGCTTCCACCGCTATTCTTGATTCAATTGCAGAATAGCAAGAATGGTCTCCTGGAGTCCAGCCCTTATATGGAGAGGTTTTCGTCGCTTTTGAGGAAGTTAAAGCAGTTCTTCCTATAACCCCTGTGAGATTCAAATTACCCTTGGCAATCCTATTCAGGGTTTCAGTCGCTTGCCGTCGCAAATCAGAGGACTGGAAAGGATTTCGGTTTTGCCCTTGCTGTCCTGTACCAATTGCCAACAGACTAGCCGCCGCCATCCTCTCACTGATTATCTTAATAATCGTCGGGGTAGAGCTTAAAGGCACTTCATATCGACATTCGATTTCTGCGTCAATCTCAGCATCCGCTTCCTGAATAGCCTCTATGACCTGCGCAGAAGGGAAATTCTCCAGTGTTAAAATAAAGCTGTTTTTAGCTCTTACCCCTGCAACGGTTCCATACATTCAGCTTGCCTCCAATCAGACAGCGACTTCACAATCCACTACAACGATTTTCTTCGGAACTCTAAGTCTTGGCAATCCGTACCATTGAGCCACAACTCCATAACGAGGATTCGGGGATTTCTTGACATTTCGGTCATCGATAAAGATTGACTTTCCACTCTCCGGTTTGCCCGTATTAGGATTTATATGAGTCGTGGAAACAACATCAATAATTTCACCGGGGAAAGTCGGTTTTGCAATCAAGACAAGCTTATTATCAGGGATCCAACGGGTTAAAGTCCCTGCGTCATTCATATAGCCTGCATTATAATTTACGGCTTTTCCGGGGAAAATAGAATTCCAATTCCCTGTTAGGGTTTTGGGTTGAACTTTGCCCGATATTGTCCCGATGTACTTGTTATAATGGTCTTTAAAGTCAGTAGTTGCAAGGATTTTCCGGGCTGTTGTCTGATTAAACCACACGGACTCCAGTTCATAACCATTTTGCATGAAAAAGGTGTCCTGAATCCGATAAAGGTCTTCAACGGGCTTGGCGCTTCCGACATTTGACCATATTACTGTTACTCCAACATTCATATTACCTGCCGGAATTCCTGATGCCGCGGTCATATTTATCCCATTTTCTGAGATTGTTATGGTATTTTGTATGATAGCCTCCCACCGTAACCATTCAATCCGGGTATCAAGTCGGGTATTTAACTGATTCGTTATCTCCATCAGCATACTTTCCGCTTTTTTATGCTGTTGTTCAGTTCCTCCGAGTTCACGCAACAGAAGCATGTCGGACTCCCGAATATATCTCATTTCCTTCCAATAAGCTCCGGTGAACTGTTTCACCCTGACTCCTTCCCCCTTGATAACAACGGGATCGGTATCAAGTTCATGGGGATTAGTCAATCCACGCCAACCGTCTGTTTCGTCCCATTTTATCTCATGGAAATCTGAGTTGAACACAGGCGCAAAGGATGCACCCTGGTAAACTTTGGTGTCGGTCCCCGCGGTTCTTATCAGCCTGTCAATTCCTACCATAGTTGGCAGGTTTAAAATTCCTATCATTTTAGGTTTTTCTCCTTTCAATCAAATTATAGTTATCAAAGGATTAACTCTGTTTTTGTAATGTAGTTGTCATATTTTCCACTCATCATGATAACCGCTTCATCGTCAAGTCCCACCAGCTGAGAGACCGCAAAATTCCCTACGACATACTGCATGCTCTGGACGTCTGCACTTGCGGCATCGGCGTCTTTGCCGAGGATTCCACATGCGACAGGGGCTTCTGCTCTTACGAGGGCAACCGTGAAGAAATCTCCTATATCCATCGGGGTTATTCCTGCCGTTCCGGTGAATTTCACCTTATACAGTGCTGAATCAGGATATTTGAATTCCGCCGCTAAATCGCCGGTTCCCATTGCTCCCGTCACAGACCCGACTACCGTAAACGCTGTGGCGCTTGTGAAGGTAATTGTCACGGTTTCTGTTACAGTATAATTATCCTGGACAAAGGCGGCGGTGAATGTGGCATTTCCAGTATTTCCGCCATCTGCGGTTATAGCTCCGGCACTTGCCACTTCGCTTTTATCGTAATCTGAGAATTTCTCTGTGGTGGGAATTATCCCGATCACAGTACCTTTTGCAAGGTCTCCGACCCCGCTTTCTATCGTGCAAGGACGCATTTCTTTCCTTTCCGAAGCATGTGAAAGTATTTCCTTAGCTGTATAGGTTTCAATTGTTTCAATTCCAGCCATTATTTAATCTCCTCTCTTATAAAATTTTACAGGAATCAGTTCTTTGCGGCTTCCTCCTTTTTCTTACCAAAGGACATTCCCTGGGCTTCTCCGAGTTTCTGCAACCTTGCTATGCTTGCCTCAATTGCCTTCTCTTCGACTTTCATGCCGTCAATCATAGTCACGCCTTTGACATCCGACAGAGCCACAATTGGGGAAGTCGCCTGCTTGTCTTTCAGGTATTCGTCCTGTAATTTCGCAGGAAGCACCTGGAAAACTTGCAATTCAAACTCAGCTTTTGCAGGGGCGATTTTGCCATCCCTGACAAACCCGTCAATGATTCCCTTGTCCTTCTGGAGTTGCATTGACTCCTTGATTGTCTTATTTTCATCTGTGAGCTTCTTCAAGGTCACGGAATCGGCAATTCGTTCCTTGTTGATCCTCTCAAGTTCCATTTGGAAAACCTTTACTGATTCATCGCTTGATTTTCCTGCTAAGTCAATCTTCCCGATGGATTTCTCCGGGTTAATTGCGCTCAAAAATCCCTTCATTATCCGGGAAGAATTCGTTTCTGACTCCTGATATTTCTTTTGAGCTTCAATTCCTTTTTTGTCCGTTTCAGCAAGTTTCTTTTTCAGATCGGCGATCTCTTTTTGCAATTCCTCAATCGTCGGTTTCTTTTTATCCTTGTCCTCCACGGGCTTTTCGTTTGGTTTTGGCATATTGGTTTTTTCACTCCTTTCTAACATTACTGCTCTGACATCGGCTCCTTTTTCTACAATAGAAACCTCCTCCAGAACCCAATCTTTATTAATATGCACGGAAACCGATTGTTCCCCAGGTCGCCAGAGTCCTCTTTCCACTTTATCAATCGCTCTAGGATCCCGGAATTCAAACACCGCTTTTAACATTTTATCGCCAGGTCTTTCTGGATCTGGCACTAATCGCAAATTATAAACATAACCTACACGATCCCAAGAATTATCACTGTGGCGAACCATGATTCTCGCTTCTCCAGGGAATACTTCCTTGACTTTCTTTAGGATCTCGTTTGTGATGTGATAAACCTTCCTACCATTATCATGATCACCAACATGGAGAATCTCGGCTTCCCGGCGAATATAACCTCCGGTTTTGGATGGATTTTCAAGTTTTAATGGAATTGACATTTTTGATATTTCTCCTTACGGAAGAATTACATATTCGAGATATATTTCGATTTCGCCAGCAGTCAAAACAGCACCGCTGATTGTGAATGCAACAACCTTTGCACTTGCTTCTTGGAAAGTTGCCGCGGTGTCAATGGGAACCCCGTTATGCCATCCTACAAGATAATCAGCATGATCAAGCACCTGTTTGGCCGCAAAAACTGCAGTGTCACCTATATATCCAAATTCTACACTGGCTCCTACTCCTACAAGGTTTACAAGTGTTTTATAAAATACTTTCGTAACCACGGCGTTTGTCGGTAACGTTGCTGATAAAGCAATTGTGCTTACAGCTCCTCCATGTGTCCCAAAATCATAGACACATTCTGCCAGACCTTTGACATGCAAGCCATCGTCTCCGCCGCCATGAAGAACTTCGGAAGTTGCGCCACCTGAAATTTTCGGAATTGAATTTGCCCAAGCACTTGCATCAGCTTCCAACCCGCCTCTCTCGTGAGCCAGGGTCAAGGAAGTAATCTCTGCGGCTGTATGAACATGACCTGTCGCCGATATTCCAGCACCCGCCAGAGTTTTTGAGATCCAGGATGTTCCTGCGTCTCCTGAAAGAACATTCCCTGCTGTAGGAGTGGTGGATCCAAGGGTTTCACCGTTAATCTTTGCGACTGTGGCGCCTCCCACGGTTCCGGAAACATCGCCTCCTTGTGTCTCTCCTCCAGATGTATGCTTTTTTGTTACTGCATCATCAATATCGGCTCCAGCGGCCGCCACATCCGTTAAATTAGCGGCTATACCTGCTGAATAAACTCCGGCACCATTACCCACCACAACGCCTGTAATGGCGTCAACAGCTGTATCATGAGCAACCGCGGCATCAACAGCAGCACCTGCCGCTGTCTGGTCATTCAAATCAGCCGCCCCCGCTGCACTATACCCGCCTGCTCCATTACCTTTTAAAATCCCTGTTACGCCATCTTGTGTTCCTTTATGGTTTACGGCTCCATCAACTTCGGCTCCTGTTTTTGTTTGATCTCCCAAGTCAGCCGCATTGGCCGCCGCATAAACTCCGCCTCCATTGCATTTGATAATGCCAGTAATAGCATCTAAAACGCCCTTGGCGGTATAAGCCGCGTCCCAATTTGTAGAACTATCGGTAATCGCAGATGTTACTCCTCCAGAAATCTTCACAAGCCCATTATAGGCATTGACATCGGCTTCCAGACCGCCCCTTTCATGTGCTAATGTCAAGGAAGTAATTTCTGCGGCTGTATGAGCATGAGCAGTTGGCGCTTTTCCATTAATTTGTGTCTGAATTGCAGATGTTACGCCGCCAACATGCCCCAGTTCTGTCGCTGTTACTGTCGAGCTTTTTATATCGCCGGAAACATCGGTTTCCAAGGCTCTGCTTGCCGTTTGGACATTGGATCCCGTACCGCCCCGAGTTGTCGCGAGAGTTGCGGATGTAATATCGGTTGCGGCGTGGACATGCACTGTATCTGCTTTTAATCCTAACGATGTGACCATCTGAGTGTTTCTTACGGGTTCGCTCCCAGTTGCATCATCCTCCAAGAGGGGCATGTATCCTGTCTTAAAAGTCTTTACTCCAGTAATATCCTGCGCGCTGTTTTTGGTCATTACTTGGGCGTCATCCATCGTCGATGAAACCCACTTGCCTCCATCGCCTTTGATGAGATTTCCGCCTGTAGGCGTCATCGTAGAATCCAGTGCCGCACCTTTGATTTTGTCAACACTTACAGATGCGATAGACCCCGAAATATCACCCGCAGGGGCATGAGCGGCAATTACAGAAGCCACAGAAGAACCGCCAAAGATAGTATCAACTTGTACGGCCCCAACTGACCCGGAAATGTCGCCTCCTACCGTAACCATTGTATCAGCTTGCGATTTTCTTACGGGGTGATTTGCAACTGTGGCGTCATCTTCCAGAAGAGGAAGGTATCCTGTTTTATGGGTCTTTACCCCGGTAATATCCTGCGCCCCTGCCTTTGCAACAAGTCCCCCGATATCGGGTGTCACTGCTTCAAAATCTACCCCATCGGCTACGAGGACTTTTCCTGAGTTATAAGTCATAGTTCCGAGCATTAGCGCCGTGAGTGTCAGAAGCCCTGCCGCGGCAGGTGTCATTAATTCCGCCATTCCGAGGGCGGTTATTGACATTACTTTCCCGGCGTCTTCTGTCCCTACATCATGTTTCAGGACATTGAACCCCGCCGGCAATTTTAAATAATCTGGTGTCGCCATTTATTTCTCCTCCTTTTCTTATAAAAAATTGGGTTGTAAACCCTTGGGTACTTGATTTATTCCTATTTGGGGTTTCTCCAGCCCCTTCCAGTTCGTCAAATTCTCATAATTGTCAATTTCTCTAATCTCATAAATGGTTATCGGTAACAGCATTGACCGGCAATTATAATGTAGTGGAGGCATTTCCGATAATATTGTGTCATTATCGTCAATCAGCATTATATGGCCATGTCGCTCAAAACAGATAAATGTCGTTCTTTCGTCAAGGATAGAAGAGAATTGCATTGCCGGGACAAAATCCCGATGTTCTTTGAATAAAATTACTCTTCCCACATTAAAGGAAGTGGTCATGTTTGTCCTAGAAATGGTTTCGAGCCGAGCCATATTAAACTGCGGTCCCTTCAATACTTCCGATAATTGCCCCATTATTTCCTCATGACTGTATCCCTCCTTTATCCCGGTTTTTAGCACTTCCACAACGGAATCCGTGGCATCTCCGTAATAACCATTCCCAAAATGGTCTGTCCAGTTATCCATCCATGTCACGGCGTCGGTTGGAATCATTCCCTTTTCCGTCCACACAAAAGGATCGTAAATGCTTGTCAATTTTACATCCTTCACCTGTCCCATTTTAACTTTTATTTCATCTCTTGCCGTCTTATACCCGGCAATTGTTCCGCTCATCATAAACTCTTCGAACAGAGTGTTATACCGTTTTCGCCCTGGTAATTCTATCTTATATTTTGGGTCCCTCATTGCCCGGGCTACAATCGGTTCTAATTCCTTGGTCACATTCTCCATCAAATTCAAAGCCTCGCCCTTAAACCAGCCTTCAAGGGTGTCCATTTTCTTCTCCATTATCATGAATTTTTCAGCTATGCCTGCCAAGGATTATCCTCCTTGCTTCTTCGGGGATTTTGAGGAGTTTTCCGCTTTTCTTCTCTTTGTTATCCTCTTCATTTTTGCCCTGTTCGCCTGGCTTATTTCCCTTCTTAATTTCATCCAAGAGTTCTTGTCTTTTGGCTTCTTTTTCGACTTGTTTTTTTTGAAAATCGGCATTTGTTACCTCCGGAAGACCGATATTTTTCCTTACTTGATTCAAGTCTTCTATGCTGTCAGGTGTAACATAGCCCTGAGTTGTCATTTGAGTATAGATTCCAGAAAGAACTTGGGCATCTTCGAGCTTAAATTCCTTATGCTCAAAAGACCCGTATTTGTTCTGCTCTCCAAAATTCCAGATTATAATCCTTTTTATCCATTGCTCAATCAGAACATCTTCTATATCCTGTCGAATTTTGTCAAGGGCGAAGATGAAAATATCAAACTGTTGCTTTCCTAATCCATAGGACCCGACCTTCCCTTCTGTGGCTACCAATGACGGCATGAGGAGCGCCCTGAAAATCATCTTATTAAAATGGACAATCGCTTTCTCAAACGCTGTCCCTATCCCCGCCGGAGCAGATAACATTTCAATCATGTCATTAATTTCTAAAACTAATTTCGTATTCCCCTGGAGCGTTTCCAGGGTTTCCATCATGAAATCTGCCCTTGTTACAGTGTCCCCATCGGCGTTCTTTGTATTTCCAAAGGGATTTTGAACCTTCCCTATCATAATCGGGTTCCCGTATTGATCAAGCCCCTTTGACCAAGACGGCAAAACATGATTCTTTATAAACCATGCGTTATAAGCTCGTTTCAGGAGGGACTTCCCATATGGGTTCATGAACCGGGGATTGTAGGTGTAAATAATAATCTTGTTAACGTCCAGTGGCTCCCCAAGCCCTATCCCTGTCTTTTGCATAACTTTCTCTATGTGATTCTTATATTTGCCCTTCTTGAATAAGTTGAACTCTATATTCCCAGGGTGTATGCTTTGGACATCATAGGTCTGCCATTTTATAGCGCCATTAAAAGTCTCAACCTCGATACAGAATTCATTGATAGAAAACCCTGCCCATAACGCATTCAAGACTTCCCCCACAATACTATTCATATCTGGTATCATGCGCTCAAACTGATTTTTTATGAATTCTGTGATTTGCTTATCTTCATGCTGATATTCCCCTAGGCGGGCTATAACAGCCAGTTTTATATAGTCTATTCCGAATGCAACGGTTTCATCCGTATCAAGCATTTTCTCATATTGTTCAATGTCTAAATCGTCCGGATTAACAAAAACTCCCATAAAATCCGAAAAACCACCTAGATAATGGGCAATACCTTGATTTCGGACTTTATCAACCAATCCTCGTAATAGCTTCTTCTCTGATTCTACTTTTGGCAATTTAGAACTCCTAAAATTCGCTACCTTTTAGCATAGCAAACTTCAGATACATGTGTCAATAGTCAAATCAATTTGAATGGTTTTCGTTTTCCGCCAACTATTCGACAGGGACGGGAAGCCACGGACTTGAACAAACCTACCCGAAAGTAATGGTATGCATGCCTCCAGTGGTCGGCGCCGATAGAAATATACTTCATGCGAATCCTGCCGTGGGCATTCTCGAATTCCTGCTTCACGAGGTTCTCAAAGTGCTGTGCGAAGGTTTCTATATATCTATTTTTTCCAGGAAGAATAACCTGCTGAGACATAATATCCTCTGTCGTTTCATCTGCAATTTCCACCCGGTTTGATTCCGCCATGAAGTGATTCGCCCTTTGCGTTTGATTCCGCTTCTGTTGACCGGGAGTATAGAACACAAATTCACTGGATTTCAAATTGTCATTGTAATAATGCAAATAGACCTTGCCCTCAAACCTCTCCGACAGCTTCCGGGCAGGATGTTTATTCGGGTTGGCGTCGATCACAACAACCCCGATATTCCACCGCTTTATTTGGGCGTCAATATCCTCAAAATCATCAAGAAGAAATATATCGACAATCCGATTTTTCCCTTTCTCCTTGTCAAAGAACCCCACCACGCCATGAATATCATCGCCCTGGTCTATTCCCATTACATAGGTATGCTTCCAGTGGTCAGGCTCTTCCAAGTCAGCGCGACACGCCATAACCTTATCGACGGTAACATTCTTGTATGCATCAATATATGGAATTCCTATCGTCCCCCGGAAAAAGGACTCCTGTTTTCCTCGTTTTTTAGCTTTCACAAATTCCCGTTTTATCTCCGAATAATCGACAAATGGGGCGTTAATCTGTGAAATCTGATAACCTCTAACATCTGTAATATCGGGCTTCTTAGGGACAAACAACCCATTTCTGACATCCTCTTTTGTCAATTCCCTTCCACATTTTAAGCAGATCGGGAGATCCCCTGGTATCAAGTCTACATTCTTCTCTGTGAAATCATGGACAAGGTCCCTCCAAGAACTGCAACCCGGGCACTTCAC